GCATACTCGCCAGCCACCCTCTCGACGAGACGATGCCAACTGACCGCCTTGAGCCACGCGCTCGGCGGATCCCCTCTCGATGTGGACGCCGACGAACTGGTCGACTATTTCGCCTCTAGGTCCTGGAAGCCGGAGACGCGCAAGAGCGCACGCAATGCGGTGGTCAGTTTCTTCCGCTGGCTTCAGGCGAGCGGCAGGCGCGACGATGATCCGAGCGACGAGCTGCCGAGCATTCGAAGGCCGCAGGCGCATCCGCGGCCATGCCCGGACCGAGTCATTATCCAGGCGATGGGGCAGGCGGACGCCGAGGAGCGGCTGATGCTCCGGCTTGGCGCCGAGTGCGGGTTGAGAAGATCGGAGATTGCCGCGACCTCATCCGATGACGTGCTCGACGATGTGGGCGGAAGGAGTCTGATGGTCAGAGGCAAGGGCGACAAACAGCGCATCGTGCCGCTGCCTGACGATCTGGCCGACGAGATACTCGGCCATGACGGCTACTGCTTCCCGGGCCGCTTCGGAGGGCATGTCGAAGCCACATATGTCGGCAAACGGCTCTCCCGCCTGCTTGGCGACTGGACGCCCCACTCGCTCCGCCACCGGTACGCGACGCGCATGTACGAGGCCACCGGTGACATAATGCTCGTCTCTAAGCTGCTTGGCCATGAAAGCGTGGAGACCACACAACGCTACGTGGCGATGCCGGACAGCCGACTCCGTGTCGGCCTATCGTCAATCGCACTCGGAGCGTGATTACAATTAATCCATCACATCAATGAATGATGTGCGAAGGGAGAGAACAATGAAAAGGATAGTAGCGGCGATATGCGCCGCCATGATGCTGTGCGGTCTCGCCGGATGCGGCACGGCAACGATGCCGGACGTCACCGGCACGACGGATGCACCGCAGGTCGTGGACTTCAACGTCTACTAAGCCAGAAACGACAATAAGCCCCTCGCCTTCCGTGGTTTTCACGAAAGTGAGGGGCTTTCCTTTTATATCCGGGCACTATGCGGCGAGGTCAAGTTTGTCCTTGCTGAGTTTGCCGCCGAGCGCTGAGTTGACGGCCGTGTAGACCGCCTGCGCGACACCTACGACGCCGGCCAGCACGACTCCCCAGCCATAACCATCGAAGCCGCCAGTGGCGGCGATGGCGAGCGCGCCGAGGATGATGCTGACGGCGAGGGAGAACAGGCCGACGTATTCGGAAGGGATGTATTTCTTGAACGCCTGCACCAGTGCCGGTGCGACGAGTGCGACGATCGCGGATGCGAGCGCCGTTGCGTTGGAGATGTCCATCTTGGTCCTTTCTGAATGTTGTAGATATGGCTCCCGCAACGTTTGCGTTGCGGGAGTGTTTTATCAGCGGAGCACTTGGCCGGGGTGGATGATGTAGGGGTAGCTGAGGCCGTTGCGTCGCGCGGCCGCCTGCCATCCCGTCGCCCCGTAGATGGTCCACAGGTTTTCGCCGGCGGTGACCACATGCGAAGTGCCGACCACATGTGCGGTGACGTTGGTTGCGGTGGTGCCGCCGTAGCAGACTCGTTGTCCTGGCCAGATCCGGTTGACGTTGCCGCTCGGGACGTTCCATGCGCCGGCAGGGGTTCGTCCGGTGCGGGTGGCGATCGCTCCCATGGTGTCGCCGGCTGCGACGACGACGCAGTAGGCTCCGCCGTTGTTCCCAGAGACGCTGCCGGAGGATCCGGCGAGGCGGCGGTTGACTATGGCCATGACCTCGTCGTACCGGTTGCCGAGGAGCTGGCGGCGGTGCAGACCGTTGCCGTACAGGCCGCGGACGACCTGTGTGGCGATGGTTTCGGCGTCGCCTACCGGGGCTCCGGTCTTCGCGGTGGCGGGCTTGGGCTGCTGCTGGGCCGGTGTCGGCTGCGCGGTGGTGGACTGGCCCGCGTAGAGCGCCCAGGTTGCGGCGGTGCCGTAGAACCAGTTGACGTCGACCTTGCTGCCGATGCCGGGGACGTTGCCGGTGCTGGAGTACTGCCATGCCATGGCGAACTTCCACGGGCTGACGCTGTATGGGACGGCGCCGGGGTTGCGGAGCCGTTCGCCGGTGTAGCCGCGTGGATAGCCGGCGACCCAGAGGCCGTAGTCGCCGGCGGCGACCTGCGACCAGTCTGCGGTGGCGATGGTGGCGGCGCTCATGTAGATGACCGGTTTGACGCCCCATGTGTCACGGACGCGGTTGAGCCATCTGAGCGCCCACCACGTCTGTTTCGCCCAGTATCCTCCGGGCGCGCTCGGCTCCCAGTCGAGCACGGGGATCGCCTGGCCGACGAGGCCGTACTGTCTTGCGACATGGACGAAGTTGTCGGCGTCGGTTTCGGGCGAGTTGCCGGCCGGACGGGCGAAGTCGTAGTTTCCGAGTCGGATGCCGTTGGCGCGTGCGGTCTGGATCTGGCAGGAGGCGTATGGGTTGGTGTAGGTGAGGCCTTCGGTCGTCTTAATGAACGCGAAGTCCACGCCGGCGGCCTTGGCCGTAGAGCCGTCCCAACAGCCCTGGTAGCTGGCCGTGTCCACGCCGGTGTCCGCGACGGCGCATGGCGCGATGGCGAGGCAGGCGGCGATGAGAAGGGCTGCAATCGGCCTGCGGTAGCGTCGGCGTGGTCTGGCGTGCTTCGGGGTTCCTTTGTTGGCTACCATTCCTTTCCTTTCCTTTTGTTGTGGTCAGTAGTCCCAGTCGTCGGATGCGAGACGGCGGCTGTAGTCGGCCTTGAGCTGCGTGATGCGCACATGGCCGGCGCCGTTGTATCCGGCGGCGAGGTATCGTTTGCCGACCTCGAGCTGGTGTTCGTGCTGGGTTCGGTCCTGGGTGGCGGCGAAGAGCTCCGATCTCATGGCCGACTGTTCGATGCTGTTGAGGCGTCGGTTGTCGTTGTCGAGCTTCGAGCAGACCTTGGCGAGCTGGACGTCGAGTTTGGCGATCTCGCCGGCGAGACGGTCGATGTCGGCCTTGGTGGCCCAGCCGGCGTCGAAGCGTTTGGTGGCCCAGCCGACGATGCCTCCGCCGCACGCCGTGATGATGCTGACGATGATGGTGAGCCATGCCGGCGAGCTCATGTCACTCCCTCGTGTTCTCGGCGGCCCCGGCCTGTTCCTCTTCCTTGGCGCCGAGGGCTGTCTTGACGTCGTCTCGTATGGGGACCGGCACCTGGTCGATGGTGCGCAGGCCGTTGCGGACGAGGGCGACGTAGATGGGGATCATCTTCTTCCTCACTGTTCACCTCCCATCGATTCGTACAGGCTTGCGATCGCGTCGAGTCCGTCGAGCTGGAGCTGTTTGAGTTCGGCGATGCGCTGGCGGTCGGTCTTGGAGTCCTCCTCGGCCTCGGCGAAGAGCTGGTCGGCCTGCTCGACGGCTTCCTGTTCGAGCAGGTTGTATCTGACGATGTAGGCTTCGCGCGCGGTCCACTGTTCTCCGGCGGGCTGGCCGTCGATCGCCGGGGTCTCGATCTTGGCGATGTCCTTGCGGATGCGGATGTCGGCGCCTCCGTCGGAGCGTGGATGGTAGTCCACCTCCGCCGGTTCGGCCGAGTAGGTCACGGTCTGGATCATGGTGTCTCCTTTCGCGCCGCGAGGACCTTCCTCGCGCGGCGCATGGTCTTGTCGATTCCGTTGCGACGGCGGTATTGGACGCTGTCGCTCCATTTGAAGTAGCCGTAATAGCTGGCGAGTCGTCTTGCCAGCCAGATGGGAATGCGCGCCATTTTTCCGGCGCGACGGAAGTTGCGGCGCGCCCTGAGGAACACGCCATGCCGGATGTTGACCCGTCCGTGCGGCCGGAAGGTGAAGCCGACCATGTCGATTGGCTCCAGCGCGAGCCGTTTGGCGTTCCATTCCGGATGCACGTCGAGATGCAGGAAGCGATGCAGATAGGCGGCGAGCATGCGTGCGGCCATGCGCAGATCCGCCTTCCCTAGGCCGACCAGCAAAATGTCGTCCATGTAGAAGAGGACGTGGGTGACGAGCCGGCGCCTCACGACGGTGCCGTCGCGCCTGCGGCGGAGCTTGGCCAAGCGTTCGGTGGCGAAATGGTAGGCGTAACTCAGGTAATAGTTAGCGAGCCACTGGCTGGCGTAGCTGCCGATGTTGAGCCCCTGCGTGCCGGCGTACCGGTCGATGAGGTGGCATGCGAGGCGCAGAAGCGTTTTATCGCCTATGTCCCTGGCGAGTAGTCGCTTGAGCACGGTTCTGTCAATCGATGGGTAGCATTTGCGGACGTCGAGTTTCACGAACCATCTGCTGGAGCGTTGGCGGGTCCAGCGTTTGATGGCCTTGCGCGCGTCGATGGTGCCGCGTCCCTCGACGCTGGCGGTCTGCCATCGGCCGATCTTGGCGTCCAGCATCGGTCTCATCGCGTCGATGGCGACGTGGTCGAGGATCTGGTGGTGGACCGATTCACGGCCGATGACGCGGTGTTTCCCGCTAATTGGCTCGGTCCTGTTGAAGTATCGGATGGTGGTGTCGTGGAAGCGTCCGGTGCGGATCTCCGACGCGATGGCATCGGCGACGCGGTCGAGGTCGGGATGGTGGTCGAGCCATGCCGACACGTCCCTCCTGGACCGTTTTCCTTTTAAATAGTGGTCGATGCTTTCGCGCACGAAGCGCAGGTCGGCCACCTTGGTGTGTTTGCAATATGTCTTCATGAAGCTATCTGGACTATGGCGGCGTTCGACCATGGGGTCTACCGGTCGCGTGCTTGGTTTGATTTTCGGCTTAGGTTGCCGTGGCTGGCCCTCTCGCTGGCGGCGGAGGGTAGTTGCGACGCAATGTGTTGTTTGTTTCCAGATTGGCGGCCCCCGTTGTTCCACCTGCGGTTGGCCGGATCGTTCCTGAGGTTCGAGGCGAAAGCGCCGTAGTGCGCGCCGTCCCTGAGGTTGCCGAAGCGCCGAACGCCGATGTCCGGAGGCTCGCCGTCGCAAATCCCGAAAATTGTCGCGGTGGAAATGATGAGGGGGCGTCCGCCCCCTCGCTGCGCTCACCCCCACCGCTCTCGTCTACGCCTTCGAGCGGCCAAGCGCAGACAGGCGGCCCCCGTCGAGCCACCAGCGGCCGGCCGGATCGTCCCTGAGGCCCGAGGCGAAAGCGCCGTAGCGCGCGCCGTCCCTGAGGATGCCGAAGCGCCGGTGCATCTTGATGCCGGGCTGTTTGACCGGGTCGCCGCCGAAGGCGTCGCACAGGCCGGTGGCGCTGCTGGCTCCGGTGCCGACCGGCAGCGGGATGCCGGCGCAGATGGAGATGTCCTGGCCGTACAGCCATTGGCCGGAGGTCTTGTCGGTGAAGGCCGGGAAGTCTCCGATGTGCGTGTAGTCGGCGGTGATGGCGGTCTTGTTGGCCTTGGTGGTGTCGTAGGTCTTCCACAGTTCGCAGTGGCCGGCGGTGTCGGAGTCCTTGACGGCCTTGATGAGCGTGTCCTGTTCCCCCTCGTACATGCCGCAGAACAGTTCGATGTTCTGGAGCTTGATGGGCTGGCGCAGGACGTTGAGCTCGCCGTGCGGGATGCCGTCGGTGCCGAGGATCCGGTCGGTGGCACCGGTCTTGTATGGCATGACGGAGACGTAGTCCTTGAGGTTGTCGGTCGGGTTGATGGTGGTGATGGCGTCGCCGTCGAGGTCGAGGGCCGTGTTGGCGGCGTCGATGACGGTCTTGCCGATGATCCTGCGGCATTCGGCGACGGAGTGGTTGCCTGTGTTGTTGCGTTCGCCGTCGGTGCCGACGTTGACGTAGTTGTCGATGTCGAATCCTGCCGCGTCGGCGGTGCTGACGATGACGCGGTGCGCGTTCGATTCGCCTTTGGTGACGGTGGCCTGTTTGAAATGGTTGAACATGCCGCCGAGCACGTCGCTGTTGGTGGTGGCCCATTTCATCATGAGCATGATCTGGATGTAAGCCGCGTCGGCGGATGTGAGGCCGCTGTAGCCTTCGCCGAGTTTCGCGGCGCGGTCGATGTAGTCGTTCTGGCATCCGAAGTCGCGCGACGGCTGGATGCCGCTCCAGCTGGTCGGCTTGCCGTTGGCGTCGATGCCGGCCATGTATTTGGCGTGCAGCATGCAGGCTCGTTCCGTGCCGTCCGGCAGGAGCAGGCCTGGCATCGGGCTGAAGCCGGTCCATTTGCTGTCGGAGATGAGGATCTCGAGGCTGGTGGAGGTCTCGCGTACCGCGTAGTAGAGCGGCGGGGTCATGATCCAGACCAGGCCGTTGCGCCCGTACTGGTCGTAATGCTGGTCATATCCTTCGATCGCGGTGACGTGCGGCCTGCCGTCGTCTCCGACGGTGGCGTTGACGTTCATGCATTGGAAGGCGTTGAGCGCGCGGTAGTCGTCGCGCCCGGCGGTGGTGTTGGTGGACTTCTCGATGACGAGGCCGGTGTTGTCGCGGGTCTTGACGCAGGCCGGGCTGTTGGATGCCGTCCATTTCGGTTTCTGGACGCCGTAGACGGCGCCGGTGCGGTGCGCCTTCCAGTATTCCGCGATGTTCGTGTATTCGCCTTTGGCGTCGTCGCGGGTCAGCGCGCGGCCCATGTCGGCTTTGCCGATGGTGGCGTTGAGGCTCGCGGTGATGGCGCGGGCGAGGCCGTCGACGCGGACGACTTTCTTGGTGTCGACTGTCATTCCTGTTCCTTTCAGTTGGCGAGGTGTGTGCCGGCGGCGACGAACTGGCTGATCCAGTCGATGTCCTCGTCGGTGAGTTCGGTGAGCGGGCTGGTCTGGCCGAGCGGCGCGAAACTGCCGCCGTCCACGTAGCTCAGGTCGCTGTAGTTGGCGGTGTCGCTGCCGGCCGGTAGCTCGAAGTAGCGGATGCGTTGGACGGTGTCGCCGATCATCTCGGCCACCTTCCAGACCCACCTGCCATCGGTGTTCTCGAGCTTCACGATGGCTTTGCCCTGCTTGTCGAGGTCGATTTTGAACGGCTTCGGCAGGATCAGGTCGGCGCCGGCGAAGTGGTGGCGTTCCGGCTGGAAGATCAGCGAGCCGGTCGCGGGGTCGGTGGTTCCGTCGCCTTTCGGCAGGCGGATGCTGATGTTGATTGTCGTGGCCATGGTTTCGTTCCTTTCTCTAGGCCGTGTACCAGGTGGTATGCAGGTAGATCGGATTGCTGGACCCGTCGTTGCCTTGCTCGCATCGGATGGTGCCGTCCGTGCCGATGACCCACCACTGTGATGAGAAGTAGTGGTTGGGCGTCTTGGTCTGACGGTCTGGCCGGTAGCCTGCTGGGATGGTCGCGCAGACATATCCGGTCTGGAAGCCTCCGGTTCGTGAGATGGAGCCGTCGAGTGTGACCATGCCTCCGTCTTTGCGGATGGCAAGTGGCGGATTGTTTTGTTTCCAGCTGCTGTTGGTCGGTTGGAGCGTGGTCCATCTGCTTGCGCCGGTGGCGGGCGGGAGCAGGTGCGTGGCGATGGCGAGCGCTCCTTGGATGGTGATGAGGCATCGGTCTCCTGGGTTTGCGGTGATGGTTTCCGGTGTGGCTTGGATGTTGGTGAGTGTGGTGCCGTCGATGGTGATGTCGACGGTGGTGTTGTGG